CCTAAAGCCCCGTAACGATTTCGTAAAAGCCGCATATGAAGGTGGTGTACCAGACCAAGGCTCTGTCGGCCCGTGGAATTACTGGAACGATATAATTCTGAATAAAACAACCACGCCGACAGGCTATTCACATTTGGAGTAATGACTAGATGAAAGCCGAACTTTTAAATCAACTTTCGAGGAATGAGGCTACACTAGCTGGTCAAACCGTTAGGGCCGA